AAATTTAGAAACTGTATTAGAAGAAGAAGATGAGTCCTTTTATGCTGAACTTTATTATCAAGATATACTTGTTATGACAGTAAAAATGGATGTAAAGGGAAGAACAGAGAAAAAAATTCACCAAAATATTGTTCTAGAAGAAAAAGACCTTGAAGATTTACAACGTCTAGAGAATGAATTAGGTAAAAAATAAGAGGGATAAAAATGAATCAATTAAAGTTAGTACAAGAAGCCATAGAAAAAGCAAAAGCAGTTTTAGAAGATAGTCAATTTGCTAGACTTCATGATTCAGAAGGGGAAGAGGTAAAGGTAAAAAGACCTCCAAAGAATCCTAAAGAAGAAAAAATAGATATGCCTAAAGATGCAAATAAAGAAATGTTAAAAGAAGACAATCCATTTTTAGATGCTGAAGAAGAAAAAGATGATGAATCTAGAAAAAAAAGACTTCAAGAAAGATTAGATAGTGTATTAGAAGAAATGGAATCTTATGATTCTATGAAAGATGGTAAATCACATCAAGGATATAGAAGATTATTATCAGAACGTAATAGATTAGAATCTTCTATAGAAGATATAAATGCAGAAATTTACAAATCTATAGTACTAAAAGGATTATCTACTTTAAAAGAAATGATTGTTAATGATTCTAATATTATATCAAAGTCTGAAAATAAAACAGATGTTATGAAACAAGCATATGAATCATTAGAAAATATGGCTGAAGACCTTCCTTATGATAATAATTTTGCAAATGAGTATGAAAAATTATCAAAATCAATTTTAAATTTCTTACAAGAAAATAAAAATTGAGGAGTTAAAAATGACTCAAACAGGTTTAACATTTGAAAAAGAAAAAGATTCGTTAACACAACGCATTTTAGATTTTTTTGAACGTACTAGATATGCCTATCTTTCAGCAAGAGAAGACCCTGCTGAATATACTTCTGAATGGAAAAAAGTCATAATGATGATGAAGGAAGATTTTGATAACATTAGTAGTTTTGCAACGGAATTAAAAAAATATATAGATGAAGATGTTTTGTTTGATAAAGATGTAGTTGACCCAACTTCTGATGAAGCAAGAAAGGTATTTGAAGCCGTAAAAAAACTTAGATTTGAATCAGACGAAATAAGCGACCCTTTTAGTAAACATTTTGATACTAAAGTAATTGATACTTTTTTAGAAAAAGAAGAGGTATTAATTGCATTTTTACATTATGCTATGAGAAGTCATTCTAATGCTTTACCGGAAAAGTTGTGGGAACAATTTGACATGAAACCCGATTTAATAACAAGAGGTATTATGGGATTAGATTTGAAAGTTAGTGATATACCTTTATTCGTAATAGAACATTATGGTAATGAAAACACTAATGATAAAAGAATACATAATAAAATTAAATCAGGTATGGTAAAAATACAAGAAATGTATACGGAAATATATCCTGAATCTAAGTGGGAAAATTTAAGAGATGTACAGATTGCAAAGGCTCAAAAAAGTGAAGAAGAAAAAGCAGAGGTTGATTTTTTAATTCCTAACAAGCCATTGTATAGAATTTTTGAAATAGATGATATTAAAGAACTAAAGGGATTTAGTGGAGAATGGTTAGTACAAGAAAAATATGATGGTATGAGAATACAAATACATAAAACAGATGATACTGTAACTATTTATTCTTATAATAAAAAAGATATTACTGATAAATGTCCTCAACAGGTAAAAGAAATGAAAAAGAAAAATTTCGGAGACTGTATATTAGATGCTGAATTAACTCTATTTTTGAATGATGAACCATTACATAGAGCAGATACAATATCACATGTTTTCAAAAAGGAAACTAAAGGTAGATTATCTGCTCACGTATTTGATATAATGAAACATGAAGGTAAAATGGTTGCAGATGAACCCCTACGTGAAAGAATAAATACTTTATTCTATCAATATAGTCAGCATTCTACAGAAAATTTAGCATTCCCATCTAAAAAAGATACTCGCATTGCAGATTCATTAAAAGAAATAGAAGACTATGCTAAAGATATTATGATATTACCTAGTTCTGAAGGTGTAGTGATTAAAGATATTGAATCTACTTATCTTATTGGTAAAAAGAAAAACCCAAAATGGATTAAATGGAAAAAATTTATTGATTTAGATGTAATAGTTTTAGATGATAAGAAGACCAAAAGTGGTTTACATAGTTACACTATGGGAATTGGCCCTGTATCTGCTGAAGATACTAGAAAATATAAAACAGTAGAATTAGAAGATAAAGCATATGTGCCTGTAGGTAAAGCACTAAATACAAAACAAAGTGTAAAAATAGGAGATATTATTAGAGTCAAAGTTGATGAAGTAAAGAAAACTAAGGATGGATTTAGTTTATATTCTGCTAAAGTAATTGAATTACCGGAAGTTACTGAATCAGATAGCGTTATAACATTAGAACAACTTGCAGGTAAAACTAAAAAATCTTTAGCCGATTTTGTAGAGTTTGTAGCAGGTAGAACAATGGGTGGATTATTTAGAGTAAGTAGTGGGTTATCAGATAAAGTGCAAGGTAAGAAAAAACATAAAAAGGCCGGAATTAAAAAATCTTATTATGTTACTGATGATATACACGGTACTGCTGAAATTATTCTAAAAGAAAATTTAGATGGTTTTACTATTTATGGTTTTGAAGGAGATACACTAATGCAGAAAAATGCATTATATAATATAGATTTATGGAAAGAACAACTTACTGATATTATAAAAACAAAAAGAGCAGAATTAAGAATGGCTATTAGGAATGATATTATAGAATATGGAGACAGACCAAAACCATTCAATAAGGTTTTAGATTTTGTTGTGAAACACTATAAAGAAGATTTTGATGAATTATTTGAAGGGCGTGAAGATAGTCTTATGTCATGGATGAAGAAACAAGATGATATTGTATATATACACCCAAATAAATTTCAAGCAAGAGAAGATGTTTTAGAAAAAGATATTGAGGAATTAAAAAAGAACATTCCTAAAAATACTACATTTAAAATATATCAACGTGAAGATGGTAATTTAGATTTTGTTTTGTTAATAAAAGATGAGAAACTAGCATGGACTATAGACATAGAAGATACTGAAGATGTGTATAACTTATTTGGTAAATCGGGTAAGTTCCCTGCTGTAGTAGCAACTAATGTTGATGAAGATGATTTATTAGATAGTGGAGATTTAATTTTAGGTGTTCAGAAAGATGGGTATCACGAATATAAATTAGAAGGAGATAAATTCGATACAAGAATGCATCTGCGGGTTGTACCATTAGATGAGAAAAATACATGGATAGCATGGACAGGTAAAAAACAAGAAATGTTAGACAATAAAGATAATGAAAATTTATGGGATATAAGAGAAGATAAATATGCTAAATTAAAATTTCCTCCTGAAAGTGCCGACTAACTTATATAGTAAAAGTTTAAGGTGTTTGTTTTATGATGATGGCGGAATCTCTTTTAATGAAGGCAGATTCTAATCATGAATTTAGAATTTTAAAGTCTGATGATTTAGTTATTGGAGGGTATGCCTCTATAGAAATTGTAGATAAACAAAATGATTTAATTACATTACAGGCATTAGATGAAGCAGTACAAAAATATATGAAAGAAACAAAATATAGAAATGTAATGTCAAATCATTCTAATGTTCAAGTTGGTGAAGTAGTAGAGAAGTATCGAGATACTAATGGAGTATTACACAAGACAGGTGTAGATGATGTTGGTTTTTATGTTGTTATCAAATTAAGAGATGATATAGAAAAAGCAAAAGAAATTTCAAGAGGTATTAGAAAAGGAACTCTTCGTTCCTTTAGTATTGGTGGACAAGCCATATCTAAGAAACAGAAGACAAATGATGAATATGGAGAGTATAACGAAATAGAAAAGTTAGAACTTCATGAAGTAACCATATGTGAAAAGGGAATTAATCCCGAAGCGAAATTCGACATTTTAAAACAAGATGTTGGAGGTAATACAATGAGTGAAAAATTGGAAAAAGCACTTGAAGAGTTAAATGACTTGATGAAACAAGTTAATTCTTCAGTGTTAGAAAAAACTGAAGAAAATACGACAGACGCGACCCTTGAAACAAAGGGTGATATGGCATACATGGATACAGAAGAGGTTGAAGAGGATATGGATGACGATGAGATGGATATGGAAGAAAAGGCTCTTGATGAAGATTCAACAAGAGACATGGAAGCCGGAGAACTTGTTGTTGATAACGGTAATCCAAAACCAACCCCTGCTGATTTAGATGTTACAAAGGGATTAGAAGATTCTGACTTCTCTACTCTTAACTTAAGTGCAGAAAATGTTGAAAAAGCATATGAAGCATTCAAAGCAGAAAGAATGGAAAAGATTGCATACGATTCTCTAAGCAAGCAATTTGAAGCAAGGCTTACAAAAGAATTAGACGTTAAGAAAGCAAATGCTGAAGCAGCATCATATGATGCTCGTTCAGATGTAATTGCTTTGAAAGAAGAATTTGCAGAACTACGCAAATCTTTAACTGCACAAAATGATGAGATTGTTAAATCACAATCAATAGAAATTCCTAGTGATGTAAGTAACCTATCATGGAATGAGATTGCTGATATAGCGAGGAAATATAATTAAGGAGTGATAAGATATGAGTGGATATATAAAAACAATGAGAGATTTAGAAGCATCATCATACGGCTTAAAGGGCGGTAATGGTAATGCTTTGTTGAAGGCTGCCGGTGTCGTGGGCGGATTAGGAGGAGCAGGACACGATTTACAACCTGCTTTTAGTGGTGCAAGCACCATGACAGAACTATACAATGTTCTTTACGGACAGAAAGTATGGTCAATGCTTAACCAAGAGGTTAATGCTTTGTCAATGATTGCTAAGAGGCCATATACATCAAGTGGTTGGAGAGTTCTAAAGAGCCGACCTCAAGGTGGTAGTAGTTCTGCTTTCGCACTTGGTCAAGGAGCAGCAGGAAGTGCATCTCCTAAAGCATCATTAATTGGTGGAGTTGCTGAGAATGCAGCATTATCCGGTATTCCGGCATTAGCCCCTGAATACGCAAAACTGAATGTAAGCCCTAAAACAATAGCACACAAATTCGAGTTCTCTGAACTTGCAATGGAACTTGCTGCTATTGATGATGGTGTTGGTGATATACGTGCTATAATCCGTGAGGATATGGGTAAACACCATGCTGAAGTACAGAACAAGATGTTATTAACACCTCTTGAAGTATACTCAGAAACAAACACAGGAGATATTGTTAACAACTATACATCTTTGTATAAAGTTGTAGCAAGTGCTAAAGAAATTGGTCAAATGTACACTGATGATTTAACTGACTTAGGTGCAGGTGGTTCTAATGAAGCCCTTGAAGATACATTAGTAAGAATATATGGACTAGATAGAGGAGTTACAGTTAGTACTGAAACTATTACAGTTGTACCTGATTTCTTGGATGCTGAAGTTGACTTCGGTGCAAGTTACGCAAGTGGTTCTGCTAGAGTATTAACTCTAACACTATTAAATGACATGATTCGCAGAATCCGTCAAAATGGTGGAAACCCAAAATGTATCTTAACAGGCTACGATACTATACAACACATCTCTGACTTACTACAAAGTCAAGAGAGATTTATGGATAGGAAAGAAATTGTTCCTACACATAACGGTGTTCGTGGAGTTAAAGGTGCTGAAGTTGGATTCAGAGTTGCAACATACTATGATATACCAATTATCCCTTGTAAGGATATGGGTTCAACAACTGAAGCAAGCCTAACAAATGGATTGAGTGATATCTTTATCTTAGATACAGACCATCTATGGCTATCAGTTATGAAGCCTACAGAATACTTCGAGGATGGTATTTCAAATGGAAACCCATTCGGTGTTGGAACTTTAGGAAACCAAGCAATGTACAGAACCATTGGTGAAGTATGTTGTTCTTTCTTTAAAGGTCAAGGTAAGATAACTAACTTGAAGAGTGCTTGAGGTGATTAAGTAATGACACATATTGTCACACTTATTGCTGACCATAAAGGATTTGCTGCTCCTAAAGTATCAGGAGATGAATATGTTGTTGATGCACACATTAACATCACAGCATATATTCAAGGTGGAATAACTGTAACTGCGGCTTCTTTGGGTCTATCTTCTGTACACTGTGTTTTAGTAACAGGTATGGAAGAAATAGGACAAACTGCAAGACCGATAGTAAGTACAACGGGTGCATATGAATCAGGAACTAGTTTCAAACTAATTCTTTCAACAGGTTCAGCCGAACTCAGTGGTACTACTGATGAAGGTATGGTTAGAGTCCGTGTTTACGGAAACCTCTAAACAGTGAATAATAGAATAAACATAAAATAGTAGTCTTCGTTCTGAGACAATCAGAACGGGGGCTACTATCCCCTTATTAAAAGGAGAAAACCACATGACACAAGTAACATTAACGAACCAAGCAAGCCCAAGAGATATTAAAATCGGTGGGGTAATATACCCTATACATTTTAACCAACAAACAACTGTACCTTTAAGACATACAGTATGTTTCTTAGGTGGGGAAAACCTTACATTTACATTCGATGAAACGGACAAAAAAGATATTGAAAATCTTAATGACTATAAATTTAATGAATTAATTAGATTAACTGATGAACTAAAAGAAGGCGATACACGTAAACAAGCCCAAAAAATACTATTCCCTACAAAGGTAAAGGCATCTCCAAAACCTAAAGCAAAGAAAACACCTGCAAAGAAAACACCTGCAAAGAAAACACCTGCAAAGAAAACACCTGCTAAAAAAGCAAAAAAGATAGAAACCCCTAAGAAAGAAACACCTTCAGAAGACAATAAGGAAGTGAGAGAATAGGTTGTAGTGGTAGTGGAGTCAAGACGGCTGATGCATTGGTTTTCAAAGGTAAGTGTAAACTGATAAGTGTACATGCCTCTAATGTTTCAGGTTCAGCAGTAACTATTTCTGTTTATGATAGTGATGATGCTTCTGCATCCGGTGATGTAGAAGTTTGTAGAATGGTATTAGCCGCTAATGGTTCTTTTGAATATGATATGCATGGTAGATTTTGTGCTAAAGGTCTTTTTGTTGATATAACAGGAACAGGTCATTACTCCCTAGAGTGGGCGTGATTACAATGCCAAGCATAGATACAGATACAAGATTAGTAATGACTATTCTTTTTGTTGGTGCAGTTAGTGGAGTAAACGTTTACTTCTATGCCCAATATGGTGTAGGTTTTCCTTATACTGTTGAAGCACACGCAGTATTGTTTGGTATATCTACAATAGGTGGAATTATGATAATGAAAGCAGTATTTGATTTAATTGCTAATGATTATATCGAAGAAACATTATTACAAAGACGCATTGATGCTTATTGGAGTCGTAGAGCAAGAGAAGAAGAGAACCGTAAAAGAGTTAGAGAGTCTTTTAGAAATTTCCAACAGACATGGAATAACCAAGTACAATCCCCTACTAACGTTTATGGTGATAATAATTTACCCGTAATTAAGAGCAATACAGAAGGTGTAAGTCCTTCCTTTTTAACATTGGAACAATGATTGAGGTGAAATAATGGTTGGAGAAATCCTAATGGGTTTTGATGAAACCGCTATGGCTTATGATTTGCAAAGAGCACATTCTGCTGATATTTGGTTTCTTAGAGCAAGGTTTTGGATATGGGGTATTATAAGTTCCATTGCTTGTTTCTTTATAGGTCAAACATTAGCAATATTTGGGGTCAATACAATCTCAATATTGTGGAATGGATTGGTAGACTTTTGGAATCATTTGTGGTGATATTGTGTCAGTAATGGCGGGATTCGCCATATTAATGGTTGAGGGATTGAATAAAATATATCAAAGATTACATTCAATACCCTTTGGTGTATATGGTGCGAGTAAAGCAGGGAAGACCACCTTACACCACCAATTGAGAACAAGAGGCGAAGTACCCGATATTATGGAAAGAACAGTAGGATTAGAAAGGGCATCTAGAAAATATATAAAATTAGATGGTAATGCTCATACTGTAAAAACTGCCGATATCGGTGGACAAACTATTTATTGGACAGAATGGATAAAAGATATGAAAGAACGTAGAGTAAAATACATTATTTTTTTAATTGATGATAGGCACATGAATAAACATTATGATATCGAACAACAATTATGTTGGACATTCTTAGTAGATAGTATTTGTTCACCTCATTGGAATGTTAATAATAAATTAAAAAAGAAAAAAGACCACGATTATCCTATTGCAGTAGGTATATGGGCCAATAAATATGATTTATGGAAAGACAAATATGAACATGATGGGCCAATTGAAAAACATCCTATTTTTGAGGCATTTAAAAATGGAATGCAAAAGTTAAATGAAAAGGGAATACCTTGTTTCAAATATATTGTTAGTGCTAAAACTGACTCCACAATGGTATACAGAGGAATCTTAACAATGATAAAGGACTACTAGGTGTGAAGACCATGACGATGAACTATCAGCCACCTAATTTAATTGGTGCAACCACTACAACTGTAGCGTCAAATGCCTTCATGGATAGGCATGACCAAGCGAGAGCAGCAGGTACAGTAATGTTGTACGAATTTAAAAACTTAAAGCCAAAAAAACAATTGAAAGAAATAATTAAAATATTAAAACCGGAAAAAAAATCTTTTTTAAAATTTCCATATAGTTTCAAATATAACATGAAAGACAGATGTGTTGTTTGTGGAACTCAAAAGGTTTGGGAAGCAAGTGATAATTTAAGACCACCATTACCACTACATAAAGTTAGAAAAGGATATCCAATGAGAGGAACTTATTGTGATAAACATGCACAGATACACAGACAATATGAAATGTTAGAACAACAAATGTTAGCAGAAGAACATGGGTTGTCATACAGTGCTTATATTCCAAAAATGCCTAATTTAAATCCATTATCTAGTGGGCCATTAACTAGTCTAAAACAAGGAGATATACAATCACTTGCGGGATTAGGTTGGACAATTAAACCTCCTCAAGGAACTGTTGAAAGTAAAGAAGAAGAGTTATTTAGGTTGTTAATAGAAAACGAATCTAATACCAAGAGAGTGAAAGTCTTATTGACCGAAGGCGTTAAGGTTACAAGCAAGGGCGTACAGGCGGAGAGTGAGAACTAATGGGATTATTCGGAACAAGCAACACACAATTGGCTAATACTATATCAAATGGTCAACAAAATCAATTTAAAACAATGAACAATTTATTAACATTACAAGAGAATCATGTAGAAGATTTCTTTCAATATCATGGAGAAGCATTCTTATCTAGCATGGAACAATTGATTGAAGATGTTGTTGCTAGAGTTGTTGGTGATATGTTAGCCCAATTAGAGTTTACTACAACAAGTGCGGGGCTTGTTTTAAACACAGACGTTAAAAGTACTTTTCAAGAAATTACTGCTGCTAACATAGAATTAGATTTACAAAATTTATTAAATTCAGCAATTAATTCAGAAGTAATTATGCAACGTAGAATGGCTAAAGCACAATATTTAGAGTCTCAAGGATTTAGTGGAGCAGCAGCACCTACACAACCGCCAATGGCTAACTCAATGGGAATGAACCCACAAAACATACAAGGCAGTAATATGGGAACAGGAATTAATAATACTATGATGCAACAACAAATGGCTATGAACAATGGTAGTGGATATCCTGTTCCACCTGCCGGATACGATAATATGAACAATGCATATTGGATAGACCCTAATACAGGTCAAATGACATATACACCTCCTGTAAGTGGATTAGGTTTAGGTGCGGCTATAACTAAAGGCGTTGCTTGGGCTAAATGGCTTGCATAGGTGGTTTGATGTATGGGCGAAATAACAATTCCTGCTGACATAGTGCCTAATACTAAGCAGGATGTCATACTTGATAATACGGAATTAAGTAAGGGTTTTGATGCCTTAGTTAGTGATAAAAAAAATCCTATTTTTCTAAGTATGTTAGGTTATATATTTTATAGAGCCGTACCTAGAAAAGACAGAACTAAGAAGATGGGTGATATTAAACCTAAACTTTCTCAATTATTACAATATGACAATGAAGATTTTAAGAAATTAAGAGAAAGAGAAGAAGGATTAATTGACCTTATTACTGAAGGAGAAATAAATAAATTTTTCACACACTATTTAGAAGAGATAGAAAAAACAGATATGCTTAATTTAATACAAGCATTAAGTACAAACGAATATTTCCCTGAAAAAACAAAACAAAACACAGATGGTACAGTTACTATTACTATAACTGAACCTCTTAATTTAAACGCTAAAAAACTACAGAATTTTAAATTAACACAAATAGATAATCAATCTGCAATAGAGAGATTAGTAGATAATATTGAAAGAGGGCAAGAAATAGACAGTGATGTAGAGATAGGCCCAAAAAGAGAAAGTGGGAGTGGAGCACTTATG